CATCATTGTTTTGATTAGATGGATTAGATACTCTTGCGCAATAAACAATCAAATCTTGTGTAGACATTGCAGTGCCATGCGTCATGCCAATAAGGTGTACGGTTTGATTCATATTTTAAAGTCCTTAAATTTATCGCCAGAGGGAGTTTTATCGAATACAGGAATGCCATCATCGACGAGGGTTTGATCTTGAGGTGCAGCATCATACAGTCGCATTTTTGATCTATCAATTCCAATAACAAATCGCTTGTATTTACCCGGATCATTATAACGGTTCTTGAGTTGTTTCACCATGATCTGTCCAGATTGTTCAAGTTCTTCATTGGAGATCAGAGCAAACATCAAATCAGCAGTAGCTGGCAAACCAAACGATTCAGAGGTATCCTCCAGACCTGGATCAGAGTTGCCATAGCCAGAACGTGTGGTTTGAGTGGCACTGACCAACGGCACAGCAAACTCAACAGCCAAACCACGTAACTCTTCAGCGATGGCCTTGACATAAGTGTAAGAGTTAATCGCACCACCCATCGACTTCATACGAGAAGAAGCGCAGATATTCAGATAATCAATAAAGATAATATCTGGGGTAAAAGAACGTTTAAGTTTTAGTTCTTTGAGAAGTGCACGGAAGTGTCCAACATGAGCAGAGCCAGTCGGATACTCTTTAACAATCAGTTTACCGACAGTCTTCTTAGACAGAGCCTCAATCTTTTCGGCAAACATAGTCTTTGGAAGTTTATCGAGTTGGTCGATAGGAATATCCAAAAGATTCGCATCAATACGTTCAGCGATACGCTCCTCAGCCATCTCCATAGTGATGTAAAGAACATTTTTACCTTGGAGTAGAGCACTAGCTGCGACATGACACATAAACAATGACTTACCTACACCTGTTCCAGCCAGTGCAATGTTCAGTGTTTTATCAGGCAGACCGCCTTTGGTAATCTTATTAAAGTTATCCAGATCAAATGGAAGCTTCTCTTCTACACGATTATAGAACTCATAGCGTTCCTCTGCATTTTCGATATAGTCATGACCGATATTTACATCAAACCCCACCCCAAGAGCTTCAGATAGAATCTCAGGGATAGCGTTCTTTGTCATCTTTTCATTCTTACCGTCAAGGATATTAATAGATTCCATGACAGCAATATGGAGCGCACGTTCTTGACACCACTTCTCTGTATTTTCTAACAGGAAGTCCTGGTCAATATCAGGCTCAGAAAAAATCTCCGGAAGCATAGCGGAGATCTCAGTAAACATGTCATCAGACAGTTTATCGTTTTGCTCGAGATCAATACGAAATGCTTCCAGAGTAGGTAATGTATTATGTTTATCAACAAACGCACCAATCTGCCTGAAGATAATCTTTAGTGGACCCTCAAAGTAGTTTGGTTTGAGAAAAGGAATAACCTTCCTTAGATAATCTTCATTATTCAGTAACGATCGTAGAATCGTCTTGTTCAGGTTCTGACTCAATTTTAGCTGTTCCATCTTCAAGGCCATCATTGATGGCGTTCATAAGAATATCTCCAAGGAACTGACCTAACTCTTCCTCGTTGACTTCTTTATCCTTTTTACTTACACGTAGCAAATTATAACTAAATGCTACATTGTAGTCAACCCCATCTTGAAAATTTTCCCCGAGCTCAACACCCTCTGCAGTTTCAATTTTAATATCATCATACTTAACAACGATTTCTTTAAACTTACCCTTTAGGATACGGATCGCCCATTTAGGTTCAGCATCAATACCAACAAATTCATAGTCTACATCTTTTTTATACAATTTCATCTGGACTTACCACTTCAATATTTGAACTACCGCCGATCTTAAAGTTATCTTCAACAAACTCTTTGAACTGTTCAGCGGAAACTATATCTGACCAAAACTCTTCGGTTAGTTCTTTTGCTCGATACTTTTTGTCTTCGACTTCCCCAGTCTCTGGGTCAACTTTTGAATACCAGCCTTGAGACGGTTTAGTGATAAATTTTCCTGCAAGAGCCACATCAAGTAGACCAGAACCCACATCGATGCCACCTTCCCAAGTAACCGAGATAGGAATGATGGATTTTTCACGGACATATCTAGATTTCTCCACGTTAATTACGAAGTCATATCCAACGATAGAAGTTCCCTCTTTATTCTGCCTTCGACCCAAAATCCAGATATCGTCTGCAGAGTAGTAAAGACCTGTACCGCCTGATACAACTTTCTTTGAAAACATTTCTTGTGTATCATATGTATGCGCAATACCAATCAGAGGAATGTCTTTCATACTCAGATGTGGAGTAATGATACGGAAGACAGACTTCAGTTGTTTCGCACGAGTCATATCTGCAACTGCTTTCTCATTAAGTGCATCTTCTACTTCTTTTTTAGAAGCCAAGTTACCCAACGAATCAATGACAATAATAACTTTATCATTCTTTTCAATATTTTCAAGTTGGTTTGTCAAGTCAAACTTTAACTCTTCAATGTTAGTAATAGGGCAGTGTAAAACACGCTCCATATCAATATCAAACATTTCAAAATATGATTGAGGCGAGCCAAACTCAGAATCATAAAACAGCATTACAGCGTCTTCATATTTTTGCATATATGCTGCAGCAATCTTCAGAGAGAAGCTGGTCTTGAAGTGTTTAGATGGTCCAGCGAGGATAGTAATGCCAGGAGAAAGGCCACCGTCTACAGAACCAGAAAGAGCTACGTTAATCATCGGGACATCTGTAGATGCCATCTCTTTCTTGCCATAGTATTTTGATTTAGTAATAATATCAGAATCCAGTTTAGAATTCTTTTTTAGTTTGTCCATAATACTCATAATTATTTTCCTTGACCTCGATATGCTTTCCATTGACGACGTTTATGTTTATTTTTAGGCTTGGTGTTAGCAGACTTACCAATCGAAGTGGTGCTGTGAGGCATGGAGTTGCCTTGTTTCATTTTTGTCACCATGGGCAATTATATCCTATCTTATAAAAAATGGGCTGCAATGCTAATCGTTTTTCTACTCTCAACACCACAATAAAATGTGTGAACTGTATCTGGAGTGTTTCTCCACATTATCAATCTATTATGACTGTATTCGTACGCTTTGTCAATACCTGTTTTCTCATTCCTAGCTACAAACTCTGAATTTTCTCCAGAACCGATATATAACATACCATGATATTTTTTATCTTGAAAATCAATATGCCAATCTCGCATCCTTTTTTTCTCGCCAACTTTTTTGCCAGATTCTGAAATAACATCAACAATTTCATATTGTTCATGTGGATTAGAAAATGTGCTATGCCGATATACTAGTCCATCTATATCGCAATCATAAACAACTGGTTCATTAAATGCTTTAGCTAATGTTTTTAATACATCATCAGCTCTATCAATAAAATTTACTTGTTCGAAATCTTCAAAAACTTTTTCTTTATGGCCTGCGAACCATGTATTATCGTAATATTTTTCTATTGGTCTTTCTGGAATATTTTTAGGCCAATTATTTAACATACATTCAGCAGCATCGTCTGGCAAAACATTTTCGATAACAATATGTGGCCAAGGCTCTTCAAAATATTGATATGGCTGTTCGAATAAGTACATGTTAAATCCTTAATTTATTGCGTCATTTATTATATATTATTATACATTGTCTGTCAACTTATTTTTATAAATAGTTGACAATTAATAATCCAAGGCAAACACCATGATTCAAAAAATGTTTGCTGCTTTCGTTATGTTGTTTTTGGCCACAGCAGCTTATGCGCAAGAGACTACTACTACTACTAATCCGGCGGCGACTGTAATAGAGAACATCAACGATACTACTGTAGATTCTAATAGCACATCTACAACCACAGTTATCTCTCCACCTCCTTCTGCTATCTCACCTAGCATCAATAATGCAAGTTCAGATCTCTGTACAGTCGGAGTATCTGGTGCAGTGCAAACACAGATTCTTGGTATCTCTGCTGGTTCTACAGTGCGAGACATGAATTGTGAAAAACTTAAAAACGCAAGTCTCCTATACGATATGGGCATGAAAGTGGCTGCGGTATCAGTTATGTGCCAAGATCCTAGGATCTTCACGGCCATGATGAATGCTGGTACCCCATGCCCCATCGATGGTATGATTGGCGAACAAGCTAAAGATGCATGGAATAATCCAGAGAACGAATCTATTCGACCAGATGCTCAATCTACAGGAGGTTTAAACCTTGAACCAGAAACTCGTACCACTGTCATTGGCGGCGCTATCGTTCTTGGTCTACTCGCCGTCCTCCTCGGCGGATAGCACTTACGGCGTTACAAATAATGCTGCAGAAAATGGGTTAAACTGGGTAATGGGAGATGTTCTTCCTGATTATTCGGCGCCAAATGTTTCTCTGCAAATTAACGGTTTAACTTACTACTACGTCATTACTAAAGACGCAGAGTCTGATGCTGAGGTTTATGTCAGAAATGAAGACGCTATTAATGGTGGGTATATTTTTGAGGAGGTGGATGACTGGTCTGGTCTTCCTGGTAACTCGATCCAAAAATATTTTAGATTTCCTGGAAGTGATGCATCACAATGGGGAGACGGAAGTATTACTGTAAATGGTGATGGTACTATTAGCGATGCCTCTGTGATTTATTTGTATAGGATGGACGTTGGAGAACAAGATATTATATGCACTAATCCACTTGTAAGTCCAGAATGTCCGGGATATTTGGATGCTTTATATAAATACTTAGCTAGTTTAGACAATGTTACTCCAGACGATCCCGGCTATGATATATGGTTAGAGTTACAGCGTGAAGCAGAGCTGAAAGAGGAACAAACTAAACAAGACAATAATGAGCAGAGGGAATCAGAGGACAATTTAGAACAGAGAATGCAAGTTGATCCAGAGGTTGGTGGATTAGTAGATACTGATTTACAAAACCAGCAACTGTATGAGCTTACAGCCTCTTTTGTTATTGAACCATATATTGCAGTAGACTATCCTGAAATATTAGTATATGAGGATAATCTGCAGCTTGAAGACACAACATTACCTGATAATAGCAGGGCGATGAGACAACTGGCTTCTGACGCCAAACATTATTCTATGGTGCGCTCTCAATATGACAGAGAACAATAACGGAGAAATATATGTTCAGAGTTATCTCAGTGGCAGCTGCGTTTTTAATGGCAGCACCAGCATTCGCTGAAAGTGTTCCCATTACGGGCAACGTAGCTTCAACATGTTCCATCTACACCGATACGGCTGGTGTATATGGCGTGCCTTCCCCAGATGAATTAAGCACAGCTCCGATCGACGGTGGTGTGCATCCTATCGTAAGATATGATGTGACTATTGCTGACTACTATGTAGCTAAGATCGCATGGCCCGATTTGTTTGCAACATCTCCAAGCTTAACTGATGCAGTTAACTGGGATGGTGAAGTATCTGTATCTCAAACATCAAACGCTGCACAAGCAGACTATGAGACTAATAAAGTCGAGTATGATAATGTAACAGAGTACGATCTTACTGTAGCGGGTTCAGTTTGGTTTGAGATAGAATCCACAGTTAATTACGGTTATGATAAGTCGTTCCCAGGAGGCACCTACGCTGCTAATGTAACAGCAGAGTGTATTGCAACCTAATGAAAACATTTATGATAGCGATGGTGGCACTATTGACAGCCGCCATCGCACAGGCTCACCAGTGGACACCAACCTATCCTGAATTCAGACCAGCATATGTCAATGGTGTATTAATTACTACCATGACTATTTTTAATAAAAGATCCGATGTTCGTTTTTATGAGATAAACGTATATGATGAAGATTGGAATACTATTAGATTTGCTACTACATCGAAAATAATTGAGGTGGGTTATTTGGAAAGAATTAATGTTGATGTTTTTATCTTAGAACAAGATCTTGTCAATGTTGAATATATTTGCACTACCTCTAAGTTATTGGCTGATGATTTAAATAATGGTATTCATTCTAAAATTTGCTCAAAGGTATAATATGATTCATTACAGTATATTCAGAGCATTTCTTATAACACTCATTTTTATTTTATTATACTCCACTGTTGCGTTTGGTCAATCTAGCTCACTAAACTTATCTTTACCTAGCGCTCCTGGCAATTACCAGTCAGACAGCTTTAGGGCAGGTGAACTTGACTGCTCAAATGCTATTGGCTCTGCCACCAACTTAGAGTTTGGGGTGACAGGGATCATTGGTCGAGGACATACAGATCCTCTGGCTGGCTACGTTAGTAGTCGTGTTGGTGATGTTGGCGTTTTTGCTCGAATTACTATTCCATTAGGGCAAAGGCCAAAAGAAAGAGTAGATTGTAATAGACTTTATGAACTCGAACTTCGTAAAAAACAGTTAGAGGTGATGCGATTAGAACAAGAATTACAACAGCTGAGAGCTTTACAGTTCCAGTAGGAGAAACAAAAGGATTAAAATAATGGCTGAAGAACAAAAACAAACCCAACAGCAGGTTCCGGTAGACATGCCAGAAGGTAAGATGGAATTGTCGCTGCGCATTCTGAGTAATGAACTGATTGGTATTAAAATGAGTGTCGATGACATGAAAATGAAGTGGGTCGTTATCGGTGTAGGTGCTATCGGTGCACTTCTCTGGGCAGCATCTGCTTTCGGACCTACTCTTACAAGTGCGTTTCAAAGCGTAGGAGGATAATGTGGCAGCAAAAAAGTTACAAGTCGATTCTGCCCTTAATGACGCAGATTTAGACGGTGATGGTATTGTTACCGATGAAGAACTTACAAAGCACGAGAGAATGCTTCAAATCGAAAATGATGACAAGAAGCAAGATGCGCAACGTGGAATGGCTTGGTTCGCTCTTTTTGGTATGCTAATGTATCCTATTTCAATTATCATTAGTAGTATTCTAGGATTAGAAACCGCATCAGGTTTACTAAAGGATATCGCTCCAACCTACTTTGTATCGGTAGCTGCTATCGTAGCTGCATTCTATGCAAAGGAGGGTATCGAAGGGATGAAGAAGTAAAATGGCTGAAATAGAATTCGCTGGGATCAAGTTCAAAGGTGGTAGAATGGTTGCTGTCGCCATGGGATTATCTACATTAGTAGGTGGTCTCTATGGTGGCTTTGAAGTCTATAAGGACTACATGGACATGAAAGAGATGATCCAGTCATACGTGGCTCCTGATCTCAGCGGATTTCAAGAGCAGCTATCTGTAATTGAACAAAAGATGGCTGGTACAGAAGACTCTGTTATCCAAGCAACTGACTATGCTCGACAAATTAAAAATGATTTAAAAGATGATGTAACTCGTATTGAACAATTAGTTGATAGACTAGAGGATGATATACGAGAAACCGAAACTGAAGTTCGAGACATGATAGATGCGGCGGACGAAAGGTTTGATCGAAAACGAGATGCTCTTTATGGCGAGACAGACAGGAAGATCAAAGAGGTTGATGATAGGTTGAGCGCTCAAATACAAGAAGCGCTCGATAATCCGTTAGCTAATTAAGCTCACACCATTTATACATCTTAAAAAATAAATAAAAAACCTGTTCGGGATGTTTTTCTATCAATTATTGTCTTTTGACATTAAATCATCCCGAACGGGATAATAAAAAAAGGAGCTTACCATTGGCTCCTCACGAGACTATTTATAGCGTCCAACCTATTCATATTTATACAATGTTTAGATTTCTCCTTCCAACATCACAGCTTCTCCATAAAATTTCAACTATCGTGTAAAATTTTATCTAATCCGGTTAATTACCACTTTTCTGTTCCAAGGTAAGTGGCCAACCCGTGAGATTATGCAGCGAGGCTCATCTCAGGAGCAAAGTTATCGTTTGCTTTTAGTTTAAGTCGATACTTACGGTATCAAACGGTTTGTCTCCACTCACTTCATATACCTGTCGATCCTATTTCGCCCCCATCATAAACACACGAATTAGCAATGGCCCGAAGCGATAACTTTTATATGGATTACCACTATTATATCTAAAGTCGCCCCATATAAAGGGAGTTCCTTTAAACGATCCAATCCAGTGCCAATCCCAAGTCATTATAACCTCATGTGCTTATGGTGGAGGCGGTGGGTACTGCCCCCACGTCCAGTGTATACTCTGCTCGCTTCATCAACGAACACTTTTATTTATGTTTTTTTTAAGTTTCTGTATGATCGAATGTATTTCCGTTTACTTTAGTAACATTTTTCCATTTAAACGTGCGGAATCCTTCTGCATTAATATCATACACAACTTGATTCCCCTCTACAGGTTTCCTTTCTCCTTTGGTTTCTGGAATGTAATCATCTTGTAAAGTACAGTTCATGATTCGCTCTTCACCGTTTACTTTATTAAAGATAACTTCGGCCACTCCCTCTCTCAGAAGGGAAATTGTTTGTTCCTTATTCATTTTTTATCATCCATAATTTTATCTTTTATAAATTGTCAGCATATACGATACAGCGTATATTTAAAGTATGGTACTCCCTGCCGGACTCGAACCGGCACTCGCAAATGCGAAACGGATTTTAAGTCCGCAGCGTCTACCAATTCCGCCAAGGGAGCTTGTTCACATACATAAGTCATCATATAACAAAGTATACTTCCGATGCTTGCTTGTGTCAAGCGAAAAAATCTTCCAAAAGATAATTTTTTTAAACAAGATACGCTCCTTTGTTTAACGCTCCTTTGTTTACTTGTTTAGTTTTTTCTGCAAGTTTTTCAGAGTCGTTTATAAAAAATGCCACAGTCTTTCTTCTCGGCTGATCTGTAGCAGCCGAAAAAGAATGCCAAGTTTTATTAGGTATACCTGAAAAAATAAATGCTCTGTTCTTTTTCCATTCTATAGCTTTAGTGGGATTGTCATAATCTTGACTATAACTTTCATATAAAAATGTTCCGTTGTTACTATCAGGGGTTAAAAAAACTACTATACTAATTAATTTACTACGAGTTTCTTCATGAATTGGATATTTATATCCAGGATTTTGAAATTGTAATGTACATTTTAAATTATCGTCAGACATGTCTAACTCTTTACCCTTGAAAGTGAAATACATATCAGAAATTTCTTCGCTAATATTTTTTTGATAATTTATTATTTTATTACTTAACATAGTAACAGTTTCAAATCTTTTATCAACTACAGATTTATATTGATATTTTTGGTTTTTTACGTCATGTACAGAAAGAGCTATAGTTTCACTGCCTATATAGTCGTTTTGTATTAATTTTAATTTATCTTTTTGTTTGCCATGCAACATAAAAAATCTTTTTTGCTCTTTTTCTTCAAAGTATAGATCGCTTAAATCGTCAGGAAAGTAATTATCTACAATTGCATGTGGCCAAGGATTGTCAAAATATTGAATGTCCATTAAAATACCCTCACATTATACTTTTGCTCAAACAAATCTGCGTGATTCTCATCATTTACCATTGGTTTCCCTTTAATATTAAGAGAGGTATTTAATAACATGGGGATTCCTGTTTTTTCAAAATATTCTTCAAGGATCGGACGAATGATTGATCGAGAGTTAGCTGGGACAGTTTGCACTCGAGAAGTTCCATCTACATGAATTACTGATTTCATATCATGTTTTGGTTTACAAACAAATTGCATATACCTGTTGGTTGGCCCTTTAAACCAATTATCGAATTCTTCCTCTAAAATGACAGGTCCAAAAGGTCTCCATGGCTGACGTTTTTTAATCGCATTTACAGTATCTTTAATATCGTATCGAACATCTCCAATTAAAGATCTGTTGCCAAGCGCTCTTGGGCCAAACTCTGCTTGACCATTAGCTATACCACAAACCTTATGTTTCAGAATATAATTTACGACTTCTTTCGGATTAACTTCTCTTTTAATATTATATCCAAGATAAGCATCAACCCAATTTAATCTATTTTTACCTGTTTCTTTACCCCAAGCAAAAGCAGCAGCTCCTAATGAACAACCATCATCACCAGGTCCAGGAACAATCCAAACATCATCAAAGATCTTTGTTAATTTACTGTTAATAATAATATTATTAGCTACTCCACCAGCATAACAAAGTTTAGATCCATACTTCCTAGCAATTTTGGCATACTCAATCACTTTATCTTCCGCCCATTTTTGAATAGTTGCAGCTATATCTTCAGGCTTAAAATTTATCCAAAAGTTCTTAAGATTAAAAAATCGTGCACGCCTCCCAAAATACTCACCATATTTGTGCCGTTTTTTACTAAAAGGTCTGTTATATTCCATATAATAAAGATCATCATGACTTCTATCAATAAACTCATAAATCGTATCTGAAGGATTTCCAAAAGAAGCCAATCCCATGATATTACCTTCTTCAATTCGAATATTAATTAGCATATTATTGCCAGGCGGGTACTTATTAAGTTTTAATTCTGGAAAATTTCTTGCAATAGCAACTCCAACATCATGATAGCAATGCCCAATAGATTTAAAATCATAATGATGATTATCTAACCTATTAGTTTTATCATTATATGTGTAAATATTATTAGAAGTAAGGTAATCTTTGCCTGTACCATCGATAGTTAGCATCACTGTATCATCATATGAGTTCCATGGTCTAGTATAAAAACTAGCAGCTGCATGTGAGCGATGATGATCTGCACAAGTATCCGCTAAATCCGCTAAATTCATTATGTCGGACATACTATGGAGGTTGTTAGTAAAAGGAGATGTTAAGTCTTCGTAAAAAACTCTAATGTCACATTCATTAAGTTTTTGTTTTAAATTTTTATTTAAAATATCGTAACTTTTTATTTGCATAGATCTTTCAGATGACGCTGCAAATACTATGTCGCCAGCTTCATTTACGATAGCTAATCCAGCATCATGACTTCTATCTACAAAACCGCCAATTAACATATTTTATCCCTTCAAAGCATAATTAAGAGCATGCTCTGCTTCTTGCTCAATGTTTCTGCTTTTATATATGCTACCGCAGTTGTCATCAAGCTCACGGCATAATTCAGTAATCTCCATAGAAGTGATTGGATAATTTTCTTTAATAGCATTACCAGCAATCGCAATCATGATACGATATAGGCGAAAGAAGTTACCACCATTCTCAACCCCAGCATTCGCAATATATTCTTCACCCAACTTTTTAGGAAAGAACTTACAATCATGATATGACTTCCATGTAACAATATTATCCAACTGATTCTTACGATAATTGATCACCTCTTTCTGTATAGGCTTTGGTAGTGTATCAATAAACTTCTTTTTACGAGAGCCAATGTGAGAGGGAAACTGCTTCATCAGTTCAAAGGGATTAATAAACTCACCTTCGTTTTTAAAGATAAAGTTATCTGCATTCGGATACTGAGCCGGAACATAATACATACGGCACAAGTCTTTAGTCTGAGCGTCTACAACACCAAGAGCAAGATTATTGATCGCATGCCAAAACTCTTTAATACGAGAGGCTGGGACCATATCAGTTAGAGGAAAGACAACTCGGAACTTCGGCTTGTCCTTACGAGAGGATGCTGTTGAATAGCAGATATAATAATATTGATTCAGCGGTTCTAATACACTGCTAACAGTCCCAGTAAAGTCATCAACATCAATACAACACCAGCTGCCCCAACCAAGTACATTATCGTTGGCACGTGTTGTAGAGGATTTAAACACAGCAGGACTAATAAGAGGAGAAGAATCACGTCCACCTTTCTTACCTTTCTTTTTAGAGAGTGCAAACAGAAGGGACTCTAACTCAGAGAAAGAGTCAAAGTCCATCCTGCGCATAGTCTTATTATCAAAGACGTTTTTAAAAATAGTTAGTGAGTACATAACTGCCCTGGAGTAAACCATGGTGGCGGATCATTGTGCTTCCATTTAGCAAACTGATGTTTCGCCACATTATAGTAGTTACGGTAAGCAAGAATCGGATCATTAGGAACCATACATTCAGGATACATCTTCATTGCCTGAGGCATCTCCTGCAGACCCTGAGAAGGGATATTAGTAGGAGCAGTAGCTAGATAAGGCAACGGGCGACCAGAACCATGTTCTTTACCGTAACGATTAGTATACTCTTTTAACGAAGCTTTGTAAAGGTTAAAAAGAAACTCATAGTTTTCTTTTGACGAACGAGTCCAGATAGTAGATGGATGATTGTAATGGCAGGCATGAAAGATGCCCTCTTCTCGATTATCCATCATCCTCCAACGTTGCACCTTGCGAGTGCGCCCAAGTTTATCTTTCTTTTCGAGAATATAAAATTCTCCATCGAGCATACGATGCGCTGTCGAAAGAAGCTGCGCATACTCCGTCGGCATTTTAACAATATGCTTGTCGATGTGCCAGTATGCGCAAATTTCAGGATCTTCATGTAGGTGAAAAATATTCATCGCTTAATAACCAGTGAAGTAAAGTCGATACAGCGGTAAGGCTGGAGTCGGTCGATTACACCATTTTTACTGGGTGCCGCACTAAGACTAATCTTTTTCTGTTCAGCGGATCCAGTAGAAAGAGACTCCCAATCTGGATAAGGTAAAAAGTAATACTCAAGTTCTTTCGTGATACCATTATAGATAATCACACGCAATGCACCTTTTTTATTTTTAAGTCCAGAGATATCGCCTTTCCACAAACCATCAGAGCGTAGAGTAACACTACAAGTTTTAAGATCAGAACCGTCTTTAAAATCTTCTCCTGTAGCATTTGAAGGGATGAGGGTAAACTGATCTCCAAGAGATTCAGAATACATTGAAAAAGTTTCTTCTAGGATGAACGAGGTAGTGAAGTGGCCCTTTGATGCTCGCTCAAGCTGTTTTTCTTTTCGCTCATCTGATTCAGCTGCGTACTCTGGGTGATACACCTGAATGATATCACGCATGTAGGTGTATTCGTTTGCATTTCCGTTTTCATTATATACGGTGCCCATTTATAAAACCTTTCTTGGGTGTGATTTAACTGAACATATAATATGAATATAGGACTTCACACAGAAATGTAAAGCCCTATTTTCAAGTATCGTATAAACTTTTATTAAATAAACTCAGTTAAGTCGTTTGTAGCTGGGAGCGGTTTATTTTTATATTTACCATTGGTCTCATCCCAGCATTGAATACAAATACCACGTCTATCTTCGAAAGAACTTTTGGGAGATAGGTAAAATTCATCTTCTCTCTTTACTTCTCCACAACACTTACACCTCCTAAGATTATCAGTCAACTTTCCGAAAACAGACATCACTTCAATGTCTCCCGGGAGTTTTCTGTTAACTCTGCTTAGATAATTTTCCCTTTTTCTCATAGTAAATACCTCTTATGTAAAAAATTCACTTAAATCATTTGAGGGTAGTTCAGGTCGAGTATCTTTAAGTCGAAGCTCGGCATGTCCAGTAGTCTTACGAATATACATCTTACAAAGGTCAGGGAACATCTCAGCAATTTTAGAGATAGAGTCATGGATATATTGCTCAGTACGAATATCCTGTAGACCACCTTCCTCTTTATAATAATTTGATTTAACTGTATAGTTGTCTAGGCGACAGAGAACACCATGTTTAGAATACTGTCGAAGAGAATATTCATAATCCTCTCCATGATTAGTTACTCGATCAAGGTATGGATCGTGATCGCAGATAACACCAAACATCGAGGCAATAATATAACAGAGTTTGGTATAGATACGATCTTTCATAAAGAAAGCATTTGACGCTGCATAGATACCAAAGGTTTTAGCGCCAACAGATTCAGCTTCATTAAATCCACGGAAGATAATTTCTTCTTCAAGATTATCAATCGAGTCAAGTTTCTTATCATTCTTGCGCTGAACATCCTGAACATCATCATCAAACATCATAAGGCGAGTGCCTTCAGGATAATACTTTTCAATAAAGTTACGCTGGGCTCCAATCGTAGGGACGCCCAACGCAATATTCTTACCGTAATCATGATTCTTTAGAGCGGAGGTATACGCCTCCATCTCTTGCTCATCAGCGACAAAGATAGTAACCTTATCAGGATCAATCTTATGTTTCTCAAGAAACTTTAGAGTTTTATCTTGTACAGTTTTAGTTCGATGATACGAAGGAATCGCAATCTTATAATCCATCATTCAAAAAATCCTTCAAGTGATGCGGCTTCTTTATTAGCTTCAGGGTGATAGAATTGTAGCATATTTTCACCACCATTGTCAAGCAAATAATCATACCATTCCTGCGATTCCCACATGCTAGGAGAAACACCATTCCAGAGTGGACGCCACAGTTCATGATTTTTATCTTTACGACGATCCTCAACGAACTGCTTACGAGTCATTTCATATTCCCACTCGCCCAGTTCAAGCATCTTCTCACGGAAGTAACAAACCAGAGAGATACGTTCCATCTCTTCAATCGTTTTACCTTTAGGCGGAAGCAAAGGTGTATTACCGTGAATACCACCATGGTTATTAATTAGGAGAAGATCACCAGGACGGATGTTCACAGCAACACGGAACTCTGGCAGAACCAGATACCCGCCAGTCCACTCTTTATCTTTTGCAATCACAGAAAGATTAGAGAATCCTTCATTCAAATCGCCAGCATCACGGTGAGCTGCAGTGCGAAAGTTTTTATTCACAGTAATCGTAGTAAACGGAGTATCCTTACCAGCAACACGGAACCGTTCATCAAGTTTATTTGCTTCACGTTCTTGTACACCATAGCGAACAGGAAGAAGCTTGCGCATAAATGGGTAACAACCCTCATACTTTTCATAGTTATGTTCAGTATAAGAAGTCATTCGACCATAAGGGATACGTGGGTAGCGATCATAGAAACCAGCAATACCAGAGTTAACTGACTGCGCATAGCTGGTGCCAGAAATAAACTTTTTATTTACCCACTCAGCATTAGCAGCACGATCCTCAGGAGTCAACTCAAGCTGAGCATCAGCCCACTTATCAAACCAACCAAAGTAATCCGGATACTCTTTAGTAACTTCTGACCGAAGCCAAACACGACCACGAGTCTCTTCCTCGTTTTTTGGGTCTTTATATTTTGCACGAATATCGTCCAAAGTAACCTCACCAAAGAGCGAGGACTGATCGTTCATCATCCATTCAAGAACAGCTTCCTGATATGGCAACACCCACTCACGACCGCCACGACCTTTGGAGTCCAAACTTTCACCACGTGGACCAGCAGCGATACCACGATTCTGAGATTCAGTAGCAGCTTCAACTAGAGCATCATATGCAGAAAGCTGCTCTCCTTCAGTAAATACGCCTCGACGATATTTAAAAATAATGTTCTGCTCATTATTTTCTTGGCCGAAAGGCGTAGGGGCATAAAAGTCGGCATCATTCTCTACGAGGAGATCATAATCCTCATCCTCCATAAACTTACCGAGCTTGTTTTCACAATCCAACCATTTATCGGCAGTATATACTTTTACACCATCAATATTTTCGGTATGGTATTCCATCACTTAGTAACTCCTAAGACGTTGTTAATTTTTGAGATGTCATTAATTATACTCTCAAACATAGAGAATGTCAAGCTATTAGGTCCATCAGAAGGAGAATTATCTGGATCTGGATGAACCTCCATAAAGATTCCGTCTACATGTCCGGTCGCAACAGCGGCACGTACCAGAGCAGGTACATACTCACGATTGCCACCAGAAGAACCGCCGAGGCCACCGGGTTTCTGTACAGAATGAGTGGCATCAAAAATAAGGGGAACACTATAATTCTCAGAAATATACTGAAGACCTGTAAAATCATTAACAAGGGTATTGTAACCAAAAGAAGTGCCCCGTTCAGTAATCCAGACATTATCTTCTCCTACTTTGCTGAGAATGCCGGATACATCCCAAGGTGCCAGAAACTGACCCTTCTTGACATTCAGTGTTTTACCAGTATTTTTTGCCGCCAAAAGTAAATCAGTTTGACGGCACAGAAATGCTGGAATCTGTAGAACATCAACAACCTCTTTCATGATGGCTGCTTGTCCTGAGGTATGAATATCTGTCATAACTTTACAGCCGAGATTACTACGAATCTCATCAAAGATAGGCATAGAACGTTCAACACCCAAACCTCTAGTATTATTTAGAGATGTGCGATTAGCCTTATCAAAACTTGCTTTGAAAATATATTCAAACCCATGTTGCTCAGCAATCCTTTGACAGAACTTTGCTACAACATAAGAATCTTCTTCAAGCTGACATGGGCCTGCAATAATTTTCATTATAGGATACTCTTCAAATTTGGTTCACGGAAGTTTGGTCCTTTCATAACCTTTCCATCTTCACGATAGATTGGTTTACCATCCTCACCTAATTTAGACATATTGCTAGAGTGTACCTCATGAAAACAAGCATCAAGGTTGATACCAAAGGCTGCACCAGCACCATAGACAACATAAAGAATATCAGTCAGTGCATCAGCAACTTCTACCAAGTCTTCATTACTGATAGCTTCTTTCAGTTCATCAAGTTCCTCTTCAATCAAGTCAACTCGCAAGTGAGTAGTTGTAGCATCAGGAAATTCTGCTTTGCGCTTCACCTCTTGACCATAGGTGTTCATAAACTGAATTACTTTTTCAAAGTTAGTGACAGGTACCATAATAAACTCCTAATTAAAAAAATCTTCGAGGGAAACTGTTTTCTCAACTTCCCAACCAATAGCGTCTAAAATAAATCTCAGTGGATCGACGAAAGTTTTATTGAACTGTGTTTCATAGTCTACGTATTTATGGAGGTTAAATTCTTTGGGAAGAACCATAGGAAACGATACAATATTTTCACGAATCGGATTAGGTAACTTCAAGTAAACAAATTTAATCTTCTCACCATTCTGAATCTTTTCGTACTGTTTGTCAAGCTTTAATTTACTCAGCTCCCGATTATATAAAATAGAACCACGGACATGAATGGGACAACCTTTTTTATAAACAGTTTTTTTATCCATCCAGCTAGTCAAATTAGAGACTCCTCTGGGGAATGAAATATCTTCGGGTGGTAAACTGTAGAATTCTTTTTTAAATGCTTGTATGAACTCCTGAGTCCGTTCCTCGTCTCCTTCCATAATAATTTTAAAGGCTTCCTTGAACTTATCACGAACAACCATGGGTGTAGAGGATTTAATCGCCTCGATACCCATAATTTTCATCTTAGGTTCAGCATATCGGATGCCTTCATTATCCAATACATTCAGGATATAGCGTTTCTTGGCAGTCCAGACCCCACGGTCGGCAATAACCTCTCGCTCCATATCCATGCGATTTTCTTTACAGTTCATATACTCAAATAGTTCCGCATATGCTTTCTGTAGCATAGGCTCGAAACGCTCTTCACCAATCTTAGAAAGAAAGTTAACAGGATTCTTTGGCTGTAGCTTATCAATCAATGGCTTCATATTTACATAAAGAGAATCTGTGTCAATGGCGATTACATAGTCATCCTCATCATCAAGAAGCTTACTCATATAATCATTCATGGCACGTTCAGCCCAGAGAATACACAGCTGCCCACTATAGGTAATCGCCTCAGCGATACGCTGATCAAAATAATTAAAATGTTTATTGCCTAATGCACCATACAATGAGTTCAGCAGAATTTTAATCGACATCTGCTGATTCTCTAGATGCTCAATTTCTTTCTCGATTTCATAGGAAGTGCCTTGTTCCTGCTGACGCTGCTTTACCTCGATCATCTTACCTTTGATGACTTTGCGTTCAGCATAATAACTCTTAACAATATGAGGTAGCACACCAACTTCATCAGTGCGGAATGTTATACCATTGGCAGCGATAGTTTGATCTTCTTCATGTACCAGATATTCCTGATCCAGACAGGACTTTACTGATACATGAGAATTAAAATTTTCCACTATCGTCTCCGTAGACATGTTCCACTGGACAATAATGTTTGGATACAGTGAAGCCAAATCAAACGAGACTACCCAATCATACATTCCAGGAACAGGTTCCTTAACATACGCACCCGGATACTTTTGCTTATTCTTTTCTTTCTTGAGTGGCGGTACAATCTTGCGGGACATAAGGTCACGGTAGATAATCGTTTCCCAGATACCTGTAGTTCCAAAAGTGTCAACGAAATTACAACCAGCCTTATACGCCATGGTCATAGCAAGTGTAATCAGCCCAAGCTTATCTTCAAGGCGTTCGACCAGCTCAACGTCTTTAATGTTATAATTTACAAACTTTTGGAAGTCATGCTTATACAGAGAGTGTAGGGAGCCATACTCATCGTAAGAAAGTTTCTTTTCTCCAAGTACAACGTGCGCAATATGGTCCAGCTTATAGGACTCTTGCATACCATAAGTATAAGCGAACTTCTTGAATAAGTCAAGGTAATCTAGTTGCTGAATACCTGTCACCTCAAAGGCGATATCCTCTTTATTATTTTTAAGGACACGGCGCTCACGTAGGTGATTCCATGGAGACATGGACTTAGCCTTATCCTCGCCCAGAACTTTGGTGATACGATTCACCATGTATGGGATATCGAAGAAGGTGGTGTTCCAGCCTGTTACAACGTCAGGGCAGGTAGAAGGATTACTCCAGAAAGCAATAAAGGAGAGAAGTAGTTCTATCTCATCTTTACAATGGTAGTATTGTACATTCGAAGTCTCTGGTATATAATCGTACATACCCCAAACGTGATAAATACCATCAATGTTATTTTTAGTAGTAATGGTGATGACAGGATAATTGGCATGTTCTGGCTCAGGAAACCCATCGTCAGATGCAACCTCAATATCAATTGTTGTAACATTGATAAGTTCACGCTCAAAGTGAATTTGGCCAGGATGTACATCATATATCCACTGAGCAGTATGATTTGTATTCCCCACCACCTCAAAATGATCGACGCCCTTATATCTATCAAGGAACTCTCTCGATTCTTTACCGGAGTTAAAGGTGACTGGTGCGACTGGCTTTCCATCGAGGGAACGCCACTGTGTTTCTTCTTTTGTCGGAACATAATAGGTCGGTTTGTATCTAATTCTTTCTTGAGATTTAATACCGTTCCTGTAGCCTCTGAATAGGATAGAATCACCGAGGCGGTTCACGGAAGTATAAAACTGCATATATTCCTCTTTCTATATGAGGATTCATTATAATATAAAAAACGGTGGGTGTCAAGTGTAAAAGGGGACCAAAGTCCCCTCTTATTTTTGATATGATCATTTATGGAATTGTGACCAATGGCGCTCTTTGATTTGCCATGGAGCTTGTTGATACTTGATTAAACGCTGACGATATTCAAGCTCAATAAGATCCTTAGCACCACTTAGAAATTTTTCTTCCTCAGATAATGCCTGATATCTAAACCATTTGTTTATATTAGAGAGAATTGATTGTAGCATCATACCCTCTATTTTTTAATGATTCAGCAATTGTATGTTGACTCAAAGAAGTACGATATTCATTCTTTACATAACCTGCTACTTGCCAGTAAGCAGAGTTGAGTCGGGCTTCGATGATTCTACTGCCCACCTTCCGTAAGAAATTCAGCATTAGTTTTTTCCTCGTTTTTTCCAATAGAAATTTTACGAGGCTGCTTCTCTTTCGGTAGAATGACTTCAAGATCAACAGTCAAGATTCCATCCAAAAGATCTGCTCCGATTACTTCTGTGTATTCAGACAGTCTAAATGACTTTTTAAACTTTCGAGCACTAATACCTTTGTGCACATACATATCTTGGTCACGACGCTGTGGACGATCACCAGTGATAGTCAGTACATGATCTTTGACTTCAATGTCGATATGATCCTGACTAAATCCAGCAACAGCAATCTCTACTGTGAATTTAAGGTCATCAACCTTAACAACGTTGTGTGGTGGATAGGTATCTTTTGCTTGATTG